AATTCATTTGAAGCAGAAGAAGGATGTAACGATGACCTTGCAATGTGCTTAGTCATATATGCATGGTTGGTTGCACAAGATTATTTTAAGGAACTTACAGATCAGGATGTGCGGAAAAGGCTATATGATGAGCAGAAGAATCAAATAGAACAGGATATGGCTCCCTTTGGGTTTATGTCTGATGGATTGGAGGATGAAAGCTTTACAGATGATGATGGAGATACGTGGTTTAAGGCTGATGAGTATGGAGATAGGTCATATATGTGGGAATATCTCTCGTAAATTGATATTTTAATAAATATTTTTTAGAGAAACTGAGACTCGGAGAACAAAAACATGGCGACTCCTCAATTATCTCCCGGTGTAATCACACGGGAAGTTGATTTAACAGTCGGGAGAGCCGATAACGTATTAGATAACATAGGCGCACTTGCAGGTCCTTTTAAGATTGGTCCGGTAGAGGAAGCAGTTAACATTGCTACCGAACAAGCATTTATCAATACATTCGGCAAACCAATATCTACTGATGCTCAGTATGAATACTGGATGACTGGATCGTCATACCTTTCCTATGGGGGTGTCCTTAAAGTCGTAAGATGCGACGGAGGCACTCTTAACAATGCTAATGCGGCAGTCGGATATGCTGCTACTAGTAGCGCAAAGATTAAGAATTATGATAATTATCAAACTAACTGGGCAGGAGCTTCAGTTGAGTATGGTTATGCAGCAAAAACTCCTGGAACTTGGGCTAATAACTTAAAAGTTTGCACAATTGATGATTTAGCAGACCAAACCATTGGTATTGGAACTACTAACGTTAGTGCTTGGTGTAATATTGGGTATGGAGTTACTAAAGCGATTACTAACACCACTCTTGCTGGAGTTGGAACTACTTCTGGATTTACAGGATACTTAAAAGGAATAGTTACAGGTATTGTAACAGACTCTACTAATAGTGTATCAAGTGTTGATGTTAAAATTGTTTCTAGAGTTTCTTCTGCAGGAACTGAGACTGATATTCCTTATGGAATAGGAAATAGTCTGAGCTCCTTCCTTAAAGATGATACAATGTGGTTTGTTACCAATGCTGGAGTTAATACAGGTCCAACAGGTACAAATGCTACAGCAGGAACTGGTGCGGTTACTGTAAAGGATTGGTATGATGAACAAACTCTTGGATTAACTAATTCACTAGTTTACTGGAAGTCCTTGGCTCCAAAACCAATTACTACTCCTTATGTTAATGCACGTAGTGGTGCAAACGATGCAATGCACGTTGTGATCGTTGATGACCTCGGAACTGTAACTGGTATTCAAGGAAACCTACTTGAGAAGCATACAAACCTCTCTAAGGCAGGGGATGCAATTTCTCAAGTCAATTCTCCACAAAAGATTTACTATAAGAATTATCTCGCAGACTACTCAGAGTATGTTTATGCTGGATATAATCAATCAAGTGCAGAAGATTCTTATTGGAGTACAGATCCAAGAGCAACTGGATTCTCAACATCTTATACTAAAGTTACCACTGGAGGTGGTCTCTGGGGTCAGGATGCACAAGGAATAACCTTTAATGCTCTAGGAAACAAAACTTATACTCTTACTAGCGGTGTTGATTATTCTACTGCTGGTGGATTTAAGGCAACTCTTGGAAATCTAAACACTGCATACAGTCTCTTCAGTAATAGAGATGAGGTTGAAGTTGATTATCTCTTACAGGGTCCTGGACTCCTAGTAGAAGCAGATTCTCAAGCAAAAGCAAATCAATTGCTTTCTATTGCAGGAGACAGAAAAGATTGTGTAGCATGTATTTCTCCACATCGACCAAATGTTGTTGATCTGACTAATACTACCGATCAAACAAATAATGTTCTTCGGTTCTTTAGTGCTCTATCATCTTCCTCTTACGGAATCTTTGATAGTGGTTACAAGTATACATATGATCGTTTTAACAACAAATTCCGTTATATCCCATGTAATGGTGACATAGCAGGATTAATGGTTAGAACAAATATCAATGCTTTCCCATGGTTCTCACCTGCAGGTCAGCAACGTGGTATTCTAAACAATGCAATTAAACTTGCATATAATCCTAGTAAGGCACAAAGAGATCTTCTTTATCCTGAAAGAGTTAACCCAGTAATTAACCAATCTGGAACTGGGGTAATGTTATTCGGTGATAAGACTGGTCTTTCTTATCCATCAGCATTTGATCGGATTAATGTTCGTAGACTATTCCTTACAGTGGAACAAGCACTTCAAAGAACTGCTCAGTCACAACTATTTGAACTTAATGATCAGACTACAAGATCTAACTTCATTAACATTGTTGAACCTTATTTGAGGGACATTCAAGCGAAGAGAGGTGTTTATGACTTCTCAGTTATTTGTGACGAATCAAATAACACTCCTGATGTGATTGATAACAATGAATTCAGGGCAGATATCTTCCTGAAGCCAACCAAATCTATTAACTTTATTACCTTAACATTTGTTGCTACCAGAACAGGTGTAAGTTTTGAAGAAGTGGCTGGTAGAGGGTAATTAATCTAATCTAATTTCATATCAATTCCATAGGAGGAACTATTAATGTCTACACTCAGAACAATTACCGCTTTCAAGTCAAAGCTTTCAGGAGGCGGTGCAAGGCCGAATCTCTTCGAAGTTGAGATACCATCATTCCCTGAGGCTGCTGGTACAAATACTTGGAGAACTGGTGACAACCAAGAAGCGGATACTTTTAAATTTTTATGTAAAGCTGCGTCTTTACCAGCTTCTCAGGTCACTCCAGTTGAAATACCCTTTAGAGGTCGTATTTTAAAAGTTGCTGGAGACAGAACATTTGAAACATGGTCTACAACTATTATTAATGACGAAAACTTCTTAATTCGCAATGCATTTGAAACATGGATGCAAGGAATTAGTAAGAATAGTAATGCCACTGGTGCATCTAATCCAAGTGCATATATGACATATGCATTAGTTCATCAACTCGGAAGAGGTGCTGATCAAGGAAGATCATCTACAGGTGCTTCAGCAGCAGTCGATGGATCGGCAATTGCTCCATTAAAAACTTATACTTTCTTTGATATATTCCCAACTACAATTTCTGCAATTGATCTTTCTTACGAGAATACAGATGCAATTGAAGAATATAGTGTAGAGTTCCAAGTTCAATACTGGGAACCAGGCGCATATACCAGAGATAACGCCTAATTTGGATAGACTAAATAACTAGTATAAAGAACTAGTTTAATAAATTATGGCCAAGTTATTTGGATTCTCGATTGAGGATACTGAACCGCTATCTCCGAATGTTGTCTCGCCTGTTCCTCCTAGCAGCGATGATGGCAACGATCACTATTTGAGTAGCGGTTTTTTTGGATCTTATGTTGACATTGAAGGTGTCTATAGAACAGAATTTGATTTAATCAAAAGATATAGGGAAATGGCACTCCATCCAGAGTGCGATAGTGCAATTGAAGATATTGTAAATGAAGCAATTGTTGCAGATACTAATGATAGTCCTGTAAAAATAGATCTTGATAATTTAAATGCTAGTGATGGAATTAAAACTAAGATAAGAGAAGCCTTTAAATTTGTACTTGAACTATTAGATTTTGATAGAAAAGCACATGAGATTTATAGGAATTGGTATATTGATGGTAGATTATATTATAATAAAGTAATTGATATGAAGAATCCTCAGGAGGGGATTCAGGAATTACGTTATATTGACGCAATGAAAATGCGTTATGTGCGTAAGCAAAAGAAAAGTAAGGATGATAAATTTAGATTAGCGAATGCACAGACAGATAATCCAATGGATTATGAAATGCCTCAACTTGAGGAGTATTTCATTTTTAATCCTAAACAGACTTATCCAACCCAAAGTCCTGCTGCTTTAGGTGGTATGGGTGGAATCAAAATGACAAAAGATTCCATTACATATGTCACCTCTGGATTAGTAGATAGAAATAAGGGATCAACTCTTTCATATCTTCATAAAGCAATTAAATCGCTCAATCAGCTTCGTATGATTGAGGATAGTCTTGTAATTTATAGACTATCAAGAGCACCAGAACGTAGAATTTTCTATATTGATGTTGGTAATTTGCCTAAAGTTAAGGCAGAACAATACCTTCGTGATGTCATGATGAGGTATCGTAACAAATTAGTTTATGATGCATCGACTGGTGAGATTCGTGATGATAAGAAATATATGAGTATGTTAGAGGATTTTTGGCTACCAAGAAGAGAGGGAGGACGTGGAACAGAAATTTCAACACTCCCAGGTGGACAAAACCTCGGAGAAATCACCGACATCGAATACTTTAAGAAGAAACTCTTTAAGTCACTTAATGTTCCACTCTCAAGAATTGAAGGAGATGGTGGGTTTAACTTGGGCAGATCTTCTGAGATCTTAAGAGACGAAGTTAAATTTAGTAAGTTTGTTGCACGTTTGAGAAAGAGATTCTCTTACATGTTTAATGACATACTGAAGACCC